GTACCGAGCGCAAACTCACCGAAAACAGCCGATTTTTAATACACAACCCCTGGGGCAATGCCGAAGGCGATGCGGCGTACTTCCGCCAGTACGCCGATGAACTGCAGGACGAGCAGGCCCGCCTGCTAAACTTTTACAAACAACACACCGGTGCCAGCGTACCGCTTTTACAAAGCTACATGAACGCCGAAAAAATGATGAGCCCGCAGCTGGCCGTCGATCTCAAATTTGCTACCGGCATTATCGATACCGCCAAAGCGATGGCCATGTACCGCAACCATTTGCACAACCCCTACCAAGTAACCCAACAAAACAATAAACATATGGACAAAACCAAAAAAACACGCTTTAATCAGCTCATTTCGGGCCTTAAAAACCTGGTGAAAGATTTTAATAACGATGGTTCTGCACCCCAGGCGGCTAATAAAACCCTTGCCGGCGATGGTGGCGACCTGTATTTTGACGGCGACCTGGCCGAAGGAGTAGCCGTATTTAGCGACGAAGCCATGACTGTGCCAGCCGCCGATGGCGACTACGAATTTGAAGATGGCACAACTTTAACCGTAGCTCATGGCTTAGCTTCCGATATCACACAGCCAAGCGATACTACTACGACTAACGACGATCCTTCGGGTAAAGCCGTACTGGCATCACTACGCAAAAAACTGGCCGTATTACAAGCCGAAAAGCTGGAGCTGGAAAATGCCCTTGCCGAAAGCGAAACCGTAATGAACAGCGCGTCAAAAGCTTTGCAGTTAGCCAAATCGAGCTACAGGCCCGATAAACGCGAAAACAAATTCAACCGCGCATCGGGCAGCAACCGCAATTCGGCTCCCGACCTGGCCGACAAAATGGAAGCCCGCCGCCAGGAGCTTAAAGCCAAAAAGACGGGAAAGTCCGCGTAAGTCGGAAAGACCGAAAGCCAAATCAATCAATTACAAATCCATCTTCCGGACTTACCGTCTTTCGGACTTCCGGACTAAAATCATTAACCCAATAACTCAATAACCAACCACATGCCATCAAACATTAATTTATCAACAGTCTCCTTCGACGGTAAAGAAGTAATGAGCTTGCGCGAGGCGTTCTACCAGGCAGTTTTCCAAAACCCAACTATCGATCAGTTTCACACCGTTGTAAACGGCATCAAAGCCAAACAACAAATGATATACTTAGGTCAGTTTGGTTTAACAGGTAAAGCGCAAACCAGCTGCGATATAACCGCAACCACAGCTACAGTACCATCAGTCGAAAAATTTTGGGATCCCAAATACATTGGCGATCGTATTGAAGAATGCTTTACCGACCTATTACAAACATTTTTTGTATGGGGGTTAAAAAACGGCGTTCAAAAACCCGATTTAACCAACACCGATTTTGCCTTGTTCCTCGAAGAGCGTTTCTCATTAGCCGCTTACGAAACAGCCCTGCGCTTTGCCTGGTTAGGCGATAGCGCTGCCGATATTGCAACCAACGGTGGTTACCTGGCTAACAGCGTCGACCCGGGTTACTTTAACGTATTCAACGGCTTCTGGGCACAAGCTAAAACCATCGTAGCCGGCGATTCGACCAAAAAAGTAGTCATCCCTAACAACGCCGGCACCAGCTTTGCAGCTCAGGCCTTTACTTCTACCGATACCTCAAACAACCTGGTTACCAACATCTTCGAAAACATGATCTATGGGGCCGACTTGCGCCTGCGCGGGGCTAAGGATAAGGTGATCATCGCCACACAGTCTGTTGTTGATCAGTATGCCCGCGAGCGTAAAGCGGTAAACAATATCGAATTAGCTTACGAACGTACCGAAAGCGGTATCGATACCTTTAAAATAGATGGTATCGATGTAATACCGTTCCAGTTCCTCGATCGCCACATTAAAGCTTACGAAAGCAACGGCACTAAATGGAACCAGCCACACCGCATCCTGTTTACCACCAAAGGCAACCTGCAAATTGGTACCGAAGAAACCAGCAATCTGAGTGAGCTTGAACCGTTTTACGATAAAAAATCGAAAAAGTACTGTGTCGATTACGGCTTTAACCTCGATGCCAAAATCGCCGAAGACTACTTAACAATGGTAGCTTATTAGCCTTGGATTAAAGAGCAAGGAACAAAGACAAAACAATTAAATCATTCATTAAATCAGATCAGGGAGGATCGATTCTTTATTCCTTGCTCCTTGATCTTTCATCAAATTAATAATCAAAACAACTATGGCCATCTGCGGAAAATTAATCCAAAACATGCTTTACGATTGCACCAACCCTGTTATAGGCGGCGTTGAGGCAGTAGTATACCTCTTTAACCGTAGCGATATTACCGCTTACGTTAGGGATGTTACCAACCCACAAATTATAACCGATATTACCCTGGTAACCGGCGCCAAGGGCTTCCGCTACGAAGGGTACAACACCTCGGTAAAACCAAAATCAACCTTTGTTAAAAAAGATTACAGCGCACGTTTCGATCACGCTGTCGACTTTGTCATCTTCGCCAAAGGTTCGGCGGTAAAAGCCGAAGTTGAAAAACTGGGCACCAACCGTGTAGTTGCCGTTATCGAAAACATTCATAAATCGGGCGATTCGGCATTCGAGATCTTTGGTACCGATCTGGGCCTGGAGTTAACAACCTTAACTGCCGATCCTAACGACGCCAACTCCGAAGGTGCTTATGTAGTCAACCTCACATCGCCTGCCAACTTTAAAGAGCCGCACATGCCGGCAACCTTATTCGATACCGACTACGCGACAACCAAATCAACGCTACTTGCACTGATAACTGCCTAACAAAATATCCTTTACAGATAATAAACTAATATGTCGCCAGGGTTTCCCTCCTGTTTCGTGGAGCAGGGCGTATTCCCATAAAAATCATACAGCATCCCATCAGGATGGAAACCGCCAGCGGCAAAATAGCAATTATTCAAACCTGTTTTAGTTTAACATGACATCAACAACCAACTCTTCAAATATTCAAGTCTCCCCTCCCGGGGGAGATTTAGAGGGAGCTGCTTTATTATTGACGCTTTCGGCCCAGATAGCGCAAAAACAACCCGAGGCCATTGCTTTGCTAAACCAGGTCTATATGGATCTTTTTAACGAGACCATACAAAAAGGATGTGGCAATTGTTATCAAAAGGCCTTTTTCAGGATCCAGAAATACCTGTACCTGCAACAGCAAAACAATCCATTAAACAAACAAAACATCATGACGATAACCAACCGCAAATACCTGCTTAAACCCGATCGCGTGCTGCAAACCGCCTTTGGCGGCGATGCACTGACCAACGATAACCTTACCGACGAAGCCGCAGAGAAATTGCTCGATGCACATCCTGCCCTGATCAAACATTTCGATAAGCATCCCAATGCCGGGTTGCCTGTTACGGGTTCAGAGTTGCCGGTAACTGATTCCGAACCGGCTACAGAGTCTCGCTCTAAAAAAAGAGAACGAACCGAAGAAGAGGCAGAATAAAAACTGACAACCCACAACACGCAACTCACAACAAATTTTACAGATGAGATTACTAACCAGCAACCGACGCGATACCACACAACGGATAACCCAGCGCGAAAACCGCACCTACGGCATCGTTAATTTTGATGAGGATAATGCTTATCCACAGCGCATCTATTCGTTAACCAACTCCGCGCCAACGGCCCGCAACTGCATCGACACTTATGGCCGCTTTATTGGTGGCGCCGGCTTTGCCGATGTTGATTTTTACCAGGCCATCGCCAACAGCGAAAACCAGACTATGGATAAGATCCTCTCGCTGGTAAAAAAAGATATGGCACGCTTCCGCGGATTTGCCCTGCATGTTAACGTTAACGCTGTAGCCAAAGTAACCGAAGTTTTCCACGTACCGTTCGAGCATGTGCGCATGGCATCCGAGAATCGTAAAAACGAGTCGGGTTTCGATTTTGCCACCTATGCCGATTGGAGCCGCGAGAAGCGCAACAACATCCGCACCGACCTCATTACCTGGTTCCATGCCTTTAACCTTTCGGTTGATGCTATAGGCCAACAGGTTGAAAGCGTGGGCGGCTGGGGCCAGTACAAAGGGCAGTTATTATATGTGAGTTTAGATGAGCATAGTTATCCGCTGGCATCGTGCGATGCTGTTTTGGAGAGCCTATATTCCGAAATACAATCCGATATACGCACCACTGCAAACCTGCAAAACAACTTCAGCGCCAAAACTATGATGGTGCACAAAGGCAAGTTCGCCGATGATGAGGACCGTGATGATTTTGAGCAGGGCCTGCAGGAGTTTATAGGCCCCGAAGGTGCCGATATTATTGTGGTTGATGTGGAGAAAGACGAGGAAGTACCCGAACTGATAGCCATAAACAACAACGCTAACGATGCCATTTTTGAATATACCGATACCAAGATCACCAACAAGATCATCCGCAACTGGCTTATCCCAAAAGTGCTGTTATCAGTAACCGATGGCTCAGCAGGTTTTTTTAACCAGGAGCAAATTCGCGATGCTACCATGTATTACAATATGGTTACCACCGAAGAGCGCATTTTACTCGAAAGCGTGTTTAAACAGATCGGCGAAGGGTTTCATCAAAAGATAAATCCTACTGATAACTACGCCATCATTCCAATCGAGTTTAAATTGAGCAAAGCCGATCCCCCGCAAAGCCTGGTGCAACTGCTCAATAACCAATACATCACCAACGATAGCAAGCGCAATATCCTCACCATTTTATACGGCATTGATGCCGAAGACGCGCTTAAGATATTTCCACAATAGTTGCCAGTTATCTGTTGCGAGTTGTCGGTTGTTTCTTACGTGTTGTAGTTAACAGACAACTTTGATAAGGACTAACAACCTATAAACTCACAACTGACAACTCGCAACTCACAACTAAACAAAAAAATGGAAACACTACTCATCACCAAATCCGATTTTATCCCCTATCG